CCGGTCTGGCTGGCGATTACGTATGGCCTATTTATGACCTGGCAGAAGCCAGCATAGCAGGCGAGGGCGTAGCCCTGTCAGACAGCAAAATTAACCTGTCTAAGCTTACCGCTACCCCGGAGCGTATCGGTATCGCTATCCCTGTAACCAACCAGGCTATTAACCAGTCTTCCGGTCTTATCGAAATGCTGGTTAAACAGGTTATGCCGCAGGCTGTGGCACAGCTGCTTAACAAGATCGTCTTTGGTCTGGAGAAGGCCAGCGGCGCTACTAACCTGGTAGGCCCTTACGCTAACATTATGAGTAAGGCCGCTAAGGAAGCTGCAGGCCAGACACCTTCGGCAGAGGAAAAGCGCTACGCTGATCTGATCGCTGTACACGAAACACCTTCGTTTATTGATCTGAATACTTCTATTAAGGCTAAGGTTTTGGAAACCGGTATAGAGGGTAACCACCTGTGCTGGGTTATGACCAAATCTATGCAGGCCGTATTAGAGGGTATGCCGATCAATGAGAACGGCGTATTTGTTCCGATGGTACAGGATGGTAAGCTGTGCGGCCTGCCTATCTATACCAGCAACGTAATGCGTAAGGCTGTGGTTTCTTATAAGAAGTCCACTTATGCCGATAGCACCTGCACCTGGGCTGACTGCGACGCCGTAGATACCCCGGACTACGAAGTTATCGTTACCCCCAACGGCGAAGCTGCTGCACTGGCTGGGCTGAACTGCACTGCCAGCAACAAGGTAGTTAAGATCACAACCGTAACCGAGTATATCGGTATCGGCGACTGGGGCTACCAGCCTATGGGTCTTTTCGGTACCCTGCGCTTTATTGTCGATCCTTACAGCCAGGCACGTAAGGACGCAGTAGACTTCGTACTGAACTGCGACTACGGTACTAAGACACTGCGCCCGGAAGCCTTCCTGCTTGCAAAGGCTACCACTGCTAACCCTGCACCTGCTGCAGACGTACGCGCAGACGACGCAGCTACTAAGATCGCAAGCGCTATCGCTGATGCAATAGCAGCAGCTTTGGCAAATGCGTAAGTAACGGACTATCGACGTAACACTATAAGTATTTGATTATGGCCCACGCAGCGACACTGGAACTTTTCAAGAAGCAAGTACACGCCGACGACTTTACAGCCGACGACGAATACCTGCGCCACCTTTTGGACGCAGCGGACGAAGCCGTACTGGACGCTACCAACCGCACTAAGGCAGAGTTAATCGAAATGGGCGGCGGTCAAATGCCGCACAGGATCGTACAGGCTGTTTTAATGCTGGGTGCGCACTGGTATAACCAGCGTGAAAGCGTTAGTACCGTGCAGATGCACGAAGTACCAGAATCGCTGCAGGCTCTAATCAAACCCTTTAGGAAATTAGCGGACTAACCGGTATGCAATCGGGACGTATGAAATATAAGCTAACGCTTTTGCAGCCTACCCGGACTACAAACCAGTTTGGCAGCGAAACGGTAACGTTTGCGGCTACTAAAACGGTCTGGGCCGAGAGGGTAAAGGAAAGCGGACGACGCAGCGAAGAAGTGGGCGAACATTTTGCCGACTACGACGCGCAGTATAACATACGCGACGCGCATACGGTAGCAGAAGGCTGGCGCGCCCAGCAGCTGGGCGGTAACCTTTATACGGTAACCGCTATAGTCCCGAATATCGACAGAGGGTACAAAACTTTAGTGTGTGTCCGGGTAAATGAGTAGTAACAGGTAAATGGCCTTTTCGTATGACGATAGCGATTTGCGGCGGTTATTCGCCGAAATGGAGCCAAAGCAAAGGTTAAAGGCGTTAAAAGGTGGCTTCCGCAGGGAAGCTAACCAGGTACGTAAGAAAGCAGTAAATAACCTAAGAAGTTCTGGCATCCGTACGGATCGTGACTTAGAAAGCGGTATACGTGCTATAGTCTTCAAAAGGCAGGCGGGCTTCCGCGTTACCATAGGCACAAAGAAAGCCGGTAAAAACGGTGGTAAAGCTTACGGCTTCCATACGAACCGGCGCGGCGAACAAAAGCCGGTACTAATCTGGGCCGAAGGTGGTACGGATGAACGCAAAACAAAGTCGAACAGCGGAAGGCATACGCGCCGGTTTGTGTACCGGTTGAGAGCAGGCCACAAAACAGGACGTATGCGCCGTTACGGCTTTATGAAGCAGACCCGCGACGAAGTAGCAACTAATGTTACTGATAACCTGCGAAACGAGATTATCCAGAGCGTTGAGAAAGTAGCAAAGAAATATGGCTGTATCTAAAACGTCACTTAGCGCAGGCGCGCTTATCCGCGAAGTCTTACTGGGTAGCGCCGAAGTAACGGCACGTACTAATAAGATTTTCCCGGTAGTCGTTGATAACGCAGTATTACCATACATAC